ACTGTTCCTGATGTGCCGCCACCTGAAATTCCAATTCCAGCGGTTACGCCTTCAATATCACCCGCAGTAGGTGCAACCCATGTGAAATCCAAATCAGTGGCTGATGTTTTGCTCAATATTTGACCAGTCGTGCCACCTAATAAATCAACAAAATCCGTATCAACCGCCTGGCCGAAAACCTCAAAATCCGCTGGCAGATCAGTCACCAAATCTGTTGATTCAGGCATTTGCCAACCAAAATTGCTTGTTGGATTACTCATATTTTTCCTCTCACGCCACTATTGTGGCATTTTGCCAATCTAATATTGGCGAAATTGTATTCCATAACTCCACCCCAGGCACATCATTCCAGCTCATGGCGTTGATTGAATATGCCAGGGGTGAAAATAATGGGGTCACTGAAACCTGGTTGTAGGCCGCCCTAAATGTCCAGCCTTCAACAAATCCAGCAAATGACCCTGCATTCATGTTCAGTGGTAAATCTGAAATAAAGACTGGCATGCCCATGAAAATGTTTAACAATGAATCACGGTCACCATCAGTCAATTCAGGATTGGTCAATTCATAGGTAATTGCACTAAAAATTGGCTGCGGGTTGGCTCTTAGGGCAATGTAAAAATCCGCCTGATCTTGGGCATCCGCTGAATGTTTGATGGTTGTGGTGATAATTTGTGCCAGGGTGCCATAAGTAGCAATTGATGCCGCATCCGATTCTGAAACCTCACTAGTTGAATTTTGGTCAAATTTGATTGTCACTGAATTGCGAACATCTCCAGCCCTGGTTTGAATGCTGATGGTGTTGGCCAAGGCTTCATTTGCGGTCAAATCCACATAACCATTGGCTGCCAAATAAGTTGTGCGGTGGGTTGAATCTGCATAACCAATCAAGCCATTTGCATCCTCATAAATGTATCCAAGCCCTGATGTGGCCAGGGCAGCAACCAATGAATAAACATCAATCCGACTGGATGAGCGTTGTGCCAATTCATAATTGCCAGGTTGATCAATTTCACCCAATCCAGTATTTTGCGCATCTTGCCATTGCTCAGTTGGATCATAGGCAGCCCATGTTTCAGCTGCGGGCACTGCATTCCATTGAGCAAATAAGACACCGCTCAAAATTGTGTAAATTTGGTCACCATCAAAATCCTGATTTAAAACACCATTGGTCAAATATTTTGGCAACCTGGCTAATGCACCCAATGCAATGATTGTAATTTTTTGTGCATAAGCAATCCCGCCTGCATTAGTAATTTCAACTTTGACATCAACAATTGATCCCCCAAATATAGGCACAAATGCGGCAGTTGAATCTTGCAATTGAACACTTAATGATTGATTGATTTCGGCAGTGATTGGTGATTGATCCAAATTGATTAATTCAATGTTTATGTATCCCGCCTGCGCCTGCTCATAAATATTTGTGCGACCACTGGTGATGGTCAAATTGCTTAAAATTGCATTTGTATAATCAACCCCAGCAATTTCAACCTGCCATATTGGATTCCAAAGGGTCATTGAAACACCAACAAATCTGCCCCCCTGGTGCCACGATAAAATGAATTGTTTAAAGTATCTACCAAAACCCTGGCAGTGGCTTCAGGATCACCTGCCACGCCAATATTTACCGTCACATTAGGTTGCAATTCATCAGGAATGTTTCGCCTGCCCCTTGCAGTCAATTCACCATTTGCATCAAGAATGGCGGGCATTGATCGCATTCCATCACTAATTGGCATCAATTGATCAACCCTTGCTGAAATTGCACCCAATTCATTCAAAATTTTGTTTGTATCATTCATCATTTTGTCTGATAAGGCAATTGGTTTTGGTGTCGGTATTGCAACAATGTTTGGCATTGCGCTTGAACCAATTGATGATCCTGATGCAGTTCTACCACCACCTGAATTTTCTGAAAATTGTTGTGAACCAGTTGGTATTCCCAATCCATCAACATCAATATCACTGGTGCCAGCCAATTTGGTTGCGGCAGCCATGACCACCGCAGCTGCGGCAACCGCACCAACGCCCAACAATGGATTTAATGCAAATGCGGCTGCAATACCTGCAACAATGGCACTGGCCTTTAAAGCATTGTAAGCAATGATCAATGATTTTATCACTGCAATTGTGGCCGATACGCCAGCGGCTATTTTTGAAACCACAAATATTGTGGCAATTACACCGCTCAAAATTATCAATTCATCTTTAAATTCAACAATTGTCTTAAATAATCCCCGTATCCTTTCGCCCCATTCAAATGCTTTTTTCTCCGATTCAGTAAATGCATCAGTCAATCCCTGATCACCAGTCAATCCGCCAACAAATGCATTCAATGCAGGAACGGCCACATTTAAAATGAATTGAGTCAATTTTTCAGTGACTGGTAGCAATGCTGCACCAATTCTTTCCTGGGCTTCATCAATTGCAATTTTAATCCTGACAAAACTTTTTTCAGTTGTTTGTGCTTCATTCGCTGCAAACCCGCCAAATGTTCCAGTTAAATTTTGAAATATGTTGTCAAAATTTTTGGATTTTAAAATTGATTGATCAATGCCCAATCCCAATTTGCCTAATGCCGCTGCATTGCCATCATAAGCCTTGCCCAATGCATTGGCTACTGCTTCAAGTGGCTTACCTGTTGCGCTTGAAATATCCAATGCCAAATTTAATAAATCCTGGGCTTTTTGCACATCATTTGTGCTTCGGGCTAATCTTGAAAATGCTGGGCGCAATTCATCATCAGTCACACCAATTGCAATTGATGTTTTATCAATAAACGCACCAACCGCAGCGATTTGCGCATTTGTTGCACTTGTTGTTTTTTGTAATGTTTCAGTTAATTTTCGTTGGGCACCTTCATCTGCAGCTGCATTTTGGATTGATTTGTAAGCAAATGCACCCGCTGCGGCACCTGCCGCTGCAAATGCCAACGCCGCTTTTTTTCCAAAATCTGTGACCTTATCGCCAAATGATTCAACATCCTTGCTGCTACTCTTTAATGAATCACTTAATTGCTTAGTTTCGGCCAGGATTGAAAGTTTTAAAGTGCGGCTACCAGTTGCCATTTACCACTCCTTAACTATATTTGAAAATGATTTTTCCCATTGATCAATAATATATGGCTGCTCTTTTCTTAGCGTAGGGTAAATAAACCAACCCCTGGAGCCTTTACCAAATATGCCCGACCAACTGGGGAATTGTTGAAATTTATTTGATCCAAATTCATATCCAGCCCATAATTGCTGGGTTGTGCCGCCACCGCTGAATTTTTGCCTTGCAAATCCAATGTTTAATTCACCAATTTTTGATGATTTGCTGACCACTGAACCCTCAGCAATGCGATCATCCGCCCGATTATTTGTGAAACTAGATGAACCAATAATTTTGCCCCGCAGATATGAAACCAAGGCACCTGATTGTTTTTTGGCTTCATCAATTGCTTGATCATCCATGGCTGCAAGCACTTTAATAATTGCCCGTTGCTGAACCTTGTCAATCGTGATTGTTTCAGTTGCCATTGTTGCGCTCCTTCAAAATTTCAGCTGCGGTCAAAATTTGTTCTGCGGTTTCCCATTCCCTCATTGGAATTGATGTGGCAATTGCCAATTCAACCAATAAGCGGTTTATGCTTCCCCGCTCAAAACTTTTGGGTTATCCTCACCCACTTGAATATCAACAACACTTTCACACCATGCTTCAAATGGTTTCACTGGTTTGCCAGCGGTGTTGCGCTTCATTGCGTGATAAGCCAAAAACATCAAATCACTGATCCCAATTTTTTCCTGGGCTTGGCTTATGATGTTTCCAGTTTTCTGCTCCCATTTTGCCCACTCAGGTGGCTGGGCAATGTAGGTGGCTGATTCCCCGTTTCCATATTCAATTGTGATTGGTAGTTTCATTTATTTGCTCCCGATTCTTTTAAGTGATTAGGCCAGGGTTGGCGTGGTCACGCATGTGAATGATAATGAAACCGTTTGCGCATCAGGTGCGGTGCCGCCCGCTGATGGAAATATTGGTTGCACATCAAACCCAAAGACTGCACCAGTCACTGCGGTAAATGCTGCGGTCAATGGTGTATTTGGTGTGGAATCTGCGGCAGTCCACAACGCATCACATAATGATGAACCTGCTCCCCAATCGGCCAACATTTCAACTGCGAAAGTGCCCTGAGAATCGGTTGTAAAATACGCCTTGCCATCAAGTGTTTGATATGTGTTAATTGTTGAATCAATTGTCAAAACTGCGGATGTTGCTTGCGCATCATAAGAATCACCAGCAATGGTGAAGGTTATGTCACGCCCCGTGATGATTGTTGTTGGCATTTTTTTCTCCTTTTATATGTCTTGGTTGTAATAAGTGCTGACGGCCAGGTCAGCAATTAAAAGTGATGATGTGCCAATGTTTGTGATGGTTGGCCGTTGCACATCTCCGACCACATAACCATCAGGCATGATGCCAATGATTTCAATTACTAATTTTTCTAAATTATCTAAAGCCCCTGGGTTTGAATTGTAAGCCACCGCAGCTGAGATGGTAAAATTTATTCTTACACTAACACTTGATTTGCTGATCAATGTTGATTCCAAATAAGGTGAATCAGGAACTATCACACACGC